CCGTGAGGATGTAGACTATCGCTTGTGCAGAGATGAGGATGACTTGCTCATCAAGTTTCTTGACGAGTGGCGTATGATCTATCCAGACATTATCACTGGTTGGAACACAGAGTTTTTCGACATCCCCTACATCTGTAATCGTATTAAGAATCTATTCGGTGAAGACTTTATGCACAAGCTATCACCTTGGAACAATGTGTTTGCCAAGGAAGTGTATCAAATGGGACGCAGACATCAAATATACAGCATACAAGGTGTGTCTGCTCTCGATTTCTTTGATCTGTATCGCAAGTTCACATACACAAGTCAAGAACGATATACGTTGGATCACATTGCGTTTGTGGAACTAGGTGAGCGGAAGGATGGCAATCCTTTCGAGACATTCAAGGAGTGGTATCAGAAAGACTATCAGTCGTTCATTGAATACAACATCCAAGACGTGGAGATTGTGGATAAGCTAGAAGACAAGATGCGACTCATTGAGTTGTGCCTGACTATGGCATATGATGGCAAGGTGAATTTTGCGGATGTTTTGGGTCAGGTTCGTTATTGGGACAATGTAATATACAATCACCTCCGCAAAAAGAACATTGTGATACCGCAAAAGAGAGAGCATGAGAAGGTAGAGAAGTTTGAGGGTGCATATGTCAAAGACCCTCAAGTGGGTATGCACAAGTGGGTCATGTCATTTGACTTGAACTCGCTGTATCCACATCTTATCATGCAGTATAACATCTCACCAGAAACCCTTGTGCCCGGCAGTGAAATGAAAGAGGGTATGGTGGATGGCATTCTTGATGAGAAAATCAGAAATGATTCAGAGTATTGTATGACTCCAAACGGTGCATATTTCCGTAAGGATGTCAAGGGATTTCTGCCAGAGATAATGGAGAATGTATATAATGATCGTGTCAAATATAAGAAGCTTCTGCTCGAAGCTAAACAAGAGTATGAGAACACTGGTGACCCCGCACTACTCAAGAAGATATCTAGGTACGACAACATCCAAATGGCAAAGAAGATTTCTCTTAATTCCGCTTATGGCGCAATTGGTAATAACTACTTTCGTTATTTTGATCTCTTGGTCGCTACAGCAATTACAACAGCTGGCCAGTTATCTATACGATGGGTTGAAAAGTCTTTTAACATATACCTCAACAGGATTCTTAAAACTGACAAGGTTGACTACGTTATTGCAAGTGATACAGACTCGGTATATATCACTTTTGACGTTCTGGTTGGGAAGATGCTTCAATCGGGAGCAACAGATGAGCGAATTGTCGAATTCTTGGACAAGTTTGCAAAAGAGGAGTTGGAACCTTTTATTGGGAAAAGTTATCAAGCACTTGCTAAGAATATGAATGCATATGACCAGAAGATGCAGATGGCTAGAGAGGCTATAGCTTCAACTGGTATATGGACAGCAAAGAAACGATACATCCTCAACGTATGGGACATGGAAGGTGTGCGATTCAAGGAGCCATATCTAAAGATCATGGGTATCGAAGCAGTCAAGTCATCTACCCCTGCACCATGTCGAGAGAAGATCAAGCAAGCACTCAAGATCATCATCAATGGTGATGAGAAGGAACTGAATGCATTCATCAAAGATTTTCGTGAGGAGTTCATGAACCTACCACCAGAAGACATTGCATATCCCCGTAGTTGTAATGGTGTCGAGAAATACACTGCAACATCTAAAAGTACAATGGACTTGATAAGCGGTGAGACTGTGGAGTATGGTTTCTTCAAGAAGGGTGCCCCCATACATACAAAGGGAGCGATACTCATGAACTATTTGGTGGAGAAGAATAACCTATCCGCTAAGTATCCCTTCATACAAGAAGGTGACAAGGTAAAGTTCATTGCCCTCAAAGAGCCAAACAAGTATCAATCAAGCTCATTGTCGTTCATGACCTCTTTTCCTACAGAGTTTGGCATGGAAGACCTGATTGATAGACCACAACAATTTGAGAAGAGTTTCATTGAGCCACTACGCTTCATAACAGACAAGATACATTGGGGCATTGATGGTGGTGATGGAAGACAAGGAACACTAGAAGATTTTTTTGGGTAAGGAGATAACATGTCAGAAGATTATGATAACTTCGTTGGTAAGAAAGCGGAAGTTGAGAAGAAAGGTACACTAAACGAGTTCCTTGGCATCAAAGATGAAGAGCCTTGGGAAAAGCAGTGGGTGGGCATGCCAGAGTTTGAACAAGAAGCTGATCCAAACTACAAAGAACTGCTGGTGAAATTTAAGACAAAAGAAGACTATGAGAAGTTTAAGAAACTCATAGAGCAAAAGCTTACTGTGAAGACCAAGAGCATTTTCTATCCCAAAGATGATAGATTGCCAAATCGTTTGTTGAGGTGGGTTGTAGATGATTAAAAGAGCGATACTTCAAGTTAATGTAAAAATACCGGATCATACAGGTTTTAAAAGATTTAAGCCTGTGCCTGATTTATACGAACTTAGTGAAAAACAAGCACGTTCATTTTCTAAAAAGTGGAGCGTTGATTATGTTCAGATAAATGATTGCGACTATCTACCAGACAAACACCCAGTGTTTCAAAGATTTAAAATATACGAAATGGATTATGACGAAATTTTGTATTTAGACATGGATGCCGTCATATTGAATAGATGTCCAAATATATTTGACTTGTTTAAAGAGCATACTTTTTCCGCTGTAAGAAATTATGATTGGGATAAAAATACAGAAAAATATAACAATTACAGAGAGGACGCATGTAGATTGTATAATGCTAAAACTAATTATCGGCCATTTTGTAGCGGTGTTATGCTAATTAAAAAAGAGTTCTTGGATTCCACCAAAAATTTATGGAGACAATATCTCAATGAAAAAAAATATAAAGCACATGATCAAGATATCTTAAATCAACTTGTCGTAGATATGGGTGGAAAATATAATGAACTTGGAGAAGAATGGGGCGCTTGGTATAGAACAGGTAAATATATTGATCATCTTGGTGGCCCCTTTCGAAAGTTTGAGTTTAATGTCTTAGATTATATAAAAAAACACAATTTGCCCTATGATGATGAAAATTCACTTACCAAATTTTTTGAGAGACCGTAGATGATTAATCCAAAATATCCCGTATATATCGTATCCAAAGGAAGAGCAAAGACTGGCGGCACTCGTAAGTCTCTTGACCGTATGGGTGTTCCCTATAAGATTGCTGTTGAGCCACAAGATTATGATGATTATGCTGCCGAGGTAGGTGAGAGCAAGTTACTAGTGCTACCATTCAGCAATCATGGTGATGGGCCTGGAAGAGCAAGAAACTGGTGTTGGGAACACTCTATCTCACAGGGTGACAAACGTCACTGGGTTCTGGATGACAACATTGATGATTTCTATAGACTACACAAGAACTATCGTATACGAGTAGAGAGTGGTGTTGTATTCAGAGTGCCAGAAGTATTTGTAGACAGGTATGACAACATAAAGATAGCAGGGTTGCGCTACAGATTCTTCCTGCCACCAAATGAGAAGCGCCCACCTATCGTGTGGAATACAAGGATATACTCCTGTCTCCTGATTGACAATGAGTGCAAGCATCGTTGGAGAGGTAGATACAATGAAGACACTGATCTCTGTTTGCGAGTTCTCAAGGATGGAGATTGTACTATAGTGTTCAATGCGTTTCTACAGGGTAAAAGTGCTACACAAACCGTGAAGGGTGGCAATACAGAGGAGTTTTATCATAAGGAGAATAAGGAGCATGTCAACAAGGAAAAGTATAATCCACTTGGGACAATGAACAAATCCCAGATGTTGGTTGATATGCATCCAGACGTTGCCAAGCTATCATGGCAATATGGTAGAGTTCATCACCATGTAGATTATTCTGGCTTCACACAGGAGCCTATACTAAGAGATGGTGTAGATTTGAGTAAGATGCCTAAAGTAGACAACTATGGTATGAAATTTGTTCAGAATTGGAAAGAAAGTACTTGACAAAGCTTATATTGTTTGGTAATATGTAAGGAGTAGAAATTGAATAAACGAATAGAAAGAATTGTACCAGAAGCACCTAGTTTTTATGAGGCATATTTATATCTCTGGTCTATTTGGATTGAGGAATTAAACAATTGGAAATATTATGGAGGTTGGCATGACGGACAATATCATCTAACCGATTATACTGACAGTAGTAAAGATGAAGAATATCGTAAAGATTTTGCTACTAGAAAGATAATCAAGTTTGAAATTTTACAATATGGAACGAAAACCGACATGGCATGGGGAGAACGCAAAATGTTAGCTGAAGCAGATAATGGAAAAGGCGCTAAAAAATCATCTAATTGGTACAATAAAAGTAATGGCGGTGGTCTATACGCTAATGGTTATATCACAAACGATCCTCTTGATAAGTTGTGGACAGATTATCAATCTGAGAAATTTCCTCGTAGTTTATACAAAAAAGCTAAGTTAGCTTTTATTATTGAAAATGGATATTTGATACAAACAAGAAATGAATTATTTGACACTAGTCATTTAAAGATTATAGCTGATGGTTTTGCCGAGGATGCCGATCCCAATGAGTGGGATGATATTCATATCTTAATGGACGCAATGCCAGTTGTTGATAAAGACGGTAAAGTTATTGGTGTTGAGTATTGTGAAGGCTCTGTAATGATCGTTGGTGGGAATCACAGAGCTAGGGGTTGTGTTATTTCGCAACAGGGGTATGCCTTAAATGCAGTTGAAATACCACATGAGTCTTGGAAAGATTTAAGTTATCACCAATTACGGACATTGAGTAATCGTCTTAATCCCTTTGATCCTAAACCATCAAAATCAATTGATACCGACGCTGAAGCTGAATGGGTTATTAACGAGTGTAGGGAGAAAAACCTTTATAGAAAAAATGAAAAGCTAGAAAAAATCGTTGATTATAGGCACGTATCTATAATCAGTGAACTCAAATTGATAGCATGTCCAAAGGTAAAGCAATCGGAGATTTTCAGAAAAGTTCAAAAACTTTTAGAAAACGAAAAATTGCAATTGAACAATGATAATTTGATTGATCTATCTAAAGAGGGTTTGGAAGCAGATAAGAACTTAAAAGATTGGTATGACAAGAAAGTTGAGGCGCTTTCCGACGAATATGACATAGTTTGTAAGATTTCTGGTCACAAATTCTCTGTTGAAACACTCATAAAAACAATGAGAAAAAATCGTTGGCAAAAGAAAATATGTGTTCTTCCATATTTCCACACGAAAGATTTTAGAGATGATGGTGGTTGGAAGAAAGCAAAAGACGAGTTTGAAGAGGTTCTTGAGCATGTGTTTAGTAAGGATATTAAAATCTTAATTAAGCCACTTCCTTTAACAAGAGCAGAAGCAAGAGCCGAGGGATATGCTTACTGACGGGCTGTATATTTACCAGTAATATATAATATATGGACGTAATAGAGTGGTGTAGATTGCATGACATCTGGTATCTCAAAATTGACTTGGAGATACCAGATGCTTGCATAGCAGAAGCACAGGCAGTATATGATGAAGGGTTCTTTGTAGACCATAGATATGGTGTCGGTCAAGCAGGAGAGGGTTGGGCATCAACAAGTATTCACAGTTTTGTTCGTAAGGATGCCCCAAATACAGGTCTAGGATGGCATCACACAAAAAATCCCTCTGGTCATGGCCTCACAGAAGAGACTGTCAAGTGGGGTTGGACAGAGGTTGCGGAAGTTGCACCAGAAACAAAACGATGGTTAGAAGATTTTCCGCAC